AAAAAGCTCTTCATGCTCTACAATACCTTTACCAAAATGAATTTGAAAGTTTACCTTTCTAAATGGAGCAGCTACCTTATTTTTGACTGTTTTTGCCCAAACTTGAATACCAATAACATCATCGCCATCTTTGATTTGTTGACCTGCGCCAAGTTTAATTCTAATTGATGAATGGAATGGAATTGCTTTACCGCCAGGAGTTGTATCCGGGTCTCCATACATAACACCAATTTTTGTTCTTATCTGATTGAGTATTACAAAAAGACTATTTGTCTGTCCGATTACGCCTGTTATCTTTCTCATACCCTTTGATATCGCCCGGGCTTGCAATCCGATTGATTCTTTGTCATAATCACCCAATAATTCTGCCTTAGGGGATGATGCTGCAACTGAATCCCAAATAATAGTAACGGGAATATCTTTATCCATTGCTTTTGCTTTTAAAATTGTTTTTTCTGCAATTGATAAAACTTCTTCAGTACAATGAGTGTCAACATAGACGAATCTATTAGAAACATCAACGCCAAGTAGTCCTAAGTTTTCAACTGATGTGGCATTTTCTGTGTCTATATATACAACAATTCCCCCCATTTCTTGTGTGCTTCTTGCAATTTGTGTTGCAATGTGAGATTTTCCAATACTTGGCGGACCAAATATCTCTACAATACGACCTTCTGGAAGCCCCCCATTTTTCCTGTTAGCACAAATGTAATCTAACATTCTAGAGCCGGTGCTAATCCATCGCTTAACATGCGTCGGGCTTTCATCTTGCGCCAAGTTATATGCGACTCTTGTGCCGTGATCTTTGTTCAATGACTTGATCAGGTCTTTAGTAAAATTATCAGATGACATTATTTCTCCGTTTTGTTTTTATTATACAGCAGTTTAAGTATAATTTTCAAATAAAAAGGGAGGTAAAAAACTCTACCTCCCCCAAAATATATTTGTTCAAGTATCTACCTGGATTATTCCATTAAATCTGCAAATGCATCATCCAAACTACCACTAAAGCCTGACTTCTCTTTTGTAGTCTTAACAACATTATCTGTTGTGCCTCGTTCTGTACCTGTTGTAGTATCACCATTTTCATCTTCATCGTCTGCAAGCCAGTCATTAATAATCTTACTAAGCTCATCATATGATTTAAGCTGAAAGATATCTTCTAAATTTGGCAATTTACTCATCCACTCTTTAGCCTGCTTACTATCTTTTGATAGTTTTGTTTCTTTGCCACGTGGCGTAACTTCTGTCATTGCCCATTGTTGACCTGGGTTCTTGCTACAAACTACATTAACATCTCTACCTTCAAGTGGATCTGTAATATCTCCGTAATCTTCATCAAGCATCAATGCCAATAGCTTTTGGTATACTGTTTTACCAAAACCCCAAAGTCTTACACCTTCACTTTCTTCGCCTCTTACTACACAAGCTGCGTAAACTCTCATTTTTGGATATAGCTTCTTCGCCATATCATAGCTTTCTTTTGTGCCTTCGTCTCTTAGCTTATTGATCAATTCTTGAATCGGATCTTTTTTGCCAAATTGTGACGGTGCCAAAAGACCTCGTTGTCCAGGAATGTTATAGTAGAACATTAATTCTTTAAAAGGCTGTCCATCATTATCAGGAAAGCTTAATAGTCGAACTGTATGCTTTTCACCTTCTACGGGTTTCCACATTGAATTTCTACTGTTGTTGTTACCGCTTAAACGGTCAAGTTTGCGCTTAATAGCATTAAAATCAATAGCCATGATTATCTCCAATATTTTAATTTTTAATATGCAATATTTGTTGTTTTTATATTGCTTTATAATAATAACATGGAAATGATATGTTTACAAAATCAGATTAATAAATTTTAAATTTATCAAAGTTGTATGTTTTGCCTTCAAATTTAATGTCAGCGACACCGGATGCAATGTCATCACCTAAAGAAGAAGCAACATCCCAAAATATTTTTCCGCCTTCTGCGCTAGATCCGATGGTATCTAGTACGGTGTCCTTAGCTGTTCTGTTGGCTAATTTTGTCATGGCATCGTCAATTCTAGAGAATGCTACTATTCTTTCGTTATCTAATAAGAAGCCTATTACCGGTAGCATACGTGATTTCGTTGTTTCCACTATATTCATAAAAATATTTAAAAGTCTAGGCCGCTTTTCTCTTAGCATAATTATCTTCTTACTTGTATAAAACAGATATTCTTTAAATGCTGTTTCTACTGGAAGTACTGTTAATGCAATTGCTACTCCCAAAGAAATAGCCCAGGTGATCTCTTTGATTGCGAGAAGTATATCTATTAAAAGTCTCTTAAATCGACCCATAACATCCCAGTAAAGTGCATATAATTCTTTTGCTTCTACTTCCGACATTGAAGAAACTTCTAGAACATCTGCTATTCTATTTAAATCTTCAGCACTAGCATCAATCAACGTATACTCACCTAATAAAGAAGTGATACCTTGAAGTTCAACGCCTGTCAATTGTTGCATTTTTTGTGCAAACGTGTATAGCGATTTTAAAAACAATGCACCTTGTGCTAGCGCTGAAACTGCAGATACCACAGATCCTAAGCCAGGGATTGCTTTAATTCCAAAAGTTTTGAATGCTGTCATTATCCCTGTTTCAATGACTTTTTTCTCGATTGCTTCCTTTCCTCCCTTCTTAATGCCTTTTACAATCTTCGAGCCGAGAGCTCCGGAGCTTTCTATAGAATCCATAGTTGCAGTATCGCCACCAACTTGGTGGCTAGCAGCAATTGATTCTGCCTCATGAGGCATTATGTTACCTGACAACTCATAGATATTAAAAATGTTTTCGCCTGATAACTGCCGCTTCTCTACTAACTCTTTTAATAAAAAACTTTGTGTTAATCTTAAATGTCTTTTAGTTTCAAGATGCCTTATTTTTGTTTCTAATACTGTGTGGTGCATAGACATGATTTTTCTCCAAAAAACTACTATATTTTTATTTTTCAGTTATCTGATTACAGTTCTTCCTGAAGTTTTTAATTTCCAGATTTGTAACTTTCTTACTTCTTCAGCATATTTTTCTGCTTTTTTTCTTTGCTTGGCTTCTTTATATGTCTTGTTTTTTTCCAGTTGTTTTTTTGTTGGTGTCGTCATCGATGCAGAAAAACCACCTGCTGCGCCAGAACCAGAAAATTCATCTAAGTCATATTCTTCTAGATCTGCTTCTAGATCTTCGTCTATTCCATAAGAGTCAGCTTCTTCAATAGTATCTGCTTCTAATGTCTCTTTTAATAACGATTCATTGCTAAGCCTAAGGACTTCGTTTAAAGAGTAACCTTTTTTATTGTTTACTTTAAAGTTTAGTATGCTTTCTTCACGATTGTCTAGCTTTGAGTTAGTTCCGTAATAATTAGATTCTGATATATGCGCTTTTATTGCAGCGTCTATTAGTCTTTCAATCTCGCTATTATTTATTTGTCCACTTGAAGCTACAGACATATCTGTACTTGACAATTGCTGATCAGATTCAATTGAAATAGGGTTTAATGATTTATACTGCTCTATTAATTTTTCACCTTTTCCTGTACCAGACCACAGCTCAAAAAGATTTTTTGCTAATCTAATCGAACCGACTAAACCATCAATAATTTCAGTTGGATCTAAAAATTCAATAGCTGAAGGTATCGCATCGCCTACTAGCTCTTGGGCGACATCTATTACAGAGACATCATACATACTGTCTTTTTTCGTTGGGCTTTTATCTAGTATACTGCCCAAGTTCCCAATACACTCAATTGAATCAAAAAGTACCTTATTAATAATTGCAACAACTGGTGTTGCGTACATCGTAGGTAAAGCTAGTAATATCGGTGATAATTCAGAGATTATTGATGTTATCGATCCTTCATTAGCTCTAGTAGCTGCAAAAGACTGTGCTAACTTAGATATTACGTTACCTGATGTAAACTGTGCAAGGGATCCGACTACATATTCTGTTCCTGCAACAGTTTGGTCAAGGCCTGGAATAGGTGTGGGAACAATTTCAGCAATACTTTGAATTGAATCAATTACATCTGTAATCAAACCCCGATGAACTTCTTCCATTTTGTCTAAAATTTCCATGCTTTGATTATTTAAGTTTTCATTTAAAACTTTCAAAGTTTCAGTTAACGAATACCCACCTGTAGATTTTTTAATTCTTTTAAAATTAGTTTCTCGCATTATTTCCTCTTTCGCTTTTTCTGATTTTTCTTCAAAATACATGTCTAACTCTTTGTCTTCATGATCTTCTTCATAGTCGTCTTCTTCTAAAGGCATGTCAAACTTTTTTGCCCCTACCAAAGAGCTATACGCTGATGCTGCTGAATCTGTCATTCCGCCGTTATAACCTGAATAGTATGGTTGCTTCCCTCTTACATGTGGGGATGCTGCCCTGCCAATACCAACATTTAAGTTTATTTCATTTACTTTTTTCATATTACTAATTATCACAGCCAATTAATTTTATCTCAACAGGCATAAATAAACTTCCATAGCCTAGGGATTTAATACTTTTTATTTTATCGATATCTTTATTAGGCACAGAAAACAAAATAGCGTCATGTATTACTGCGTGCAATTTAAGGCTAGTATTGTTTTTAAATAAGTCTAAAAAAGCTAAGCAACAAAAATCAACAGCAGACGATTGAATCTAATAATTAACTAGATTAGCATCGCTTAATACTGGTCGTTTATACAAATTTTCAATAAAACCTTTTTTGTTAAATTCTTCTTTAAGCATGCTTTCAAAATTATTAACATTAAGTATTTTTTTTATTTGTTTTATTTTCTTAATATCAATATTGGCATGCTTACTCATTGCTCTTTCATTTGCACCGTATAAAATAGAAAGTACAATTCTTTTTAAATCTGCTCTATTATTTATATTTATACCGATTTCTGAAGCAAGATAAGTGTATATATCAATTGTACCCTCAGGCACAAGATTGAAGCATCTTGCATATAAGTTAGGCTCACAAGATTTAAAATCAAGTTCAACAATTTTATGATCTTTAAATGGGCTACGTAGCAGCTTCTTGTGTTCTTTCTTCATAGTAAGGTAGTTTATACCTTTTTCAATAGAAAGTCTTCCCGTGATATTGCTGTGCTTATACACAGCCATTTCTTCATCTTCGTTTAAAACTGACATGTACTTAAAAAGAGAAAGCCTTTTAGGGAATATATCATAAAAGTAACTTGTTACATATTTCTCACTAGCTGCTATTTCATGCTTTAAATAAATCATATACTCTAATTTTTTGTTAGAAGGTAAAAACTTATTCCAATCTATTTTCTGATTATGTAATGATTTGTGCACATTAATAAAATAATCATTTATTGATTTTATTTTATTTAGTCTTAATGTTTGTAAAATTGCGTTTATTGTTTCTATTGACAATATCTGACTATCATCTTTTTTAATTGTTATTTCTTTATTTTTAAAATTATAATTTTCGTTTATTTTAATATTCATAATAGTGCTATCTTAAGTTTTGTTTTTAGGATCGATCATTGTGCTTAATTTGTGAATTATACTGCCTCTTGTGTTAACTATTGTTCCTTGATTTCCGACTGACAAACTTAAACTAGTTGTGAATTCACCTTGACTTAATGTATGTATAACTGAATCTACAACGTAACAATTATCTAAGTCTGTATTTGTTCCCATATCTATAAAAAAAGTATTGCCTCTTTCAACCATCGGACATCCTAACATTTGTACATCAACTGATGCTGGTACCATTCTAATGCTTTCAGCCGCCGTATTTACATTTTTAGTTACAGTTTTTGATCTTTCGTTTTTCATTTGAGTGTGCATTTTTGCATTGGCATTTTTGTCTGTTGTCAATGATGAAATATTTATTCTTTTAATCGTAGAAGATCCTGCACCGTATATAATTGTTGCGTAATGTCTTTTTATGTATTCTTTCAACTCAGCATCTGAAAGATTGTTTATTCCATTACTGATTATGGGTGCTGTTACTTGATTAGCTGATATGTCTTTATTGCCATCGAACAATATTTGATTAGCTAAGTCAATTTTCGCAGGCCCAATGCATGCTTGATCTGTGATATGGATTCTAAGAATCTTACCTTTTGCATAGTCTGTTTGATCTCCGTATACAGCATCTTTTGCACCAAAATTACGAATACCCCATGGGATCTCAGCAGCAGTTATAGGTCTAATAGCCGGCAAAACTTCAAGATGCATTTGTAGCTGTGGAAATCTAAAAGTATTAACGTCTGTAGCACCTAGGCCATCAGAATTATAGATAGCTCCTAAAAGTGTGTCTTTGTTACCGCTAGCCTTTTCATTAATCATCGTGGCAATTGCTGTTTTTAATATATTATCTTTCTCAGCTTGATCTGTTTTTGCTTCATATGCTGAAAAATTAATTTGAAACAAATCTTCAGTGAAAGACTTAGTCTTACTATAGTAATTTCTAAGATACGTTTCTCTTATATCTTTATCATTGCTAGCCTTCTTAAACACTTTTTTTATTGATAAAGCTTGCGCTTTTGCGCCAACTTCAACTAGACCATATGCGTCAATTTCTAAAGACTGCAGTAATCCTGTAATCTTGCTGATCATTGTGGTACATGTAGCTGTACCCAGACTTATCGATGAGTCAGCCTTATCAATGTCTTCGTTTGTTTCAGGTGTTGTTTCAAAGATTGAGTCTAACTCATCTTTTTTAAGTGGAAGCGAAGCTGTTGTATGAATTCTTGCGCCGCCGGCTGCACTATTTAATGGGTAAAAAAACATTTGAACTTCTGAATATTCCCCTGTTGAAATCATCGGTGCACCTACAAAGTTTGCAATAAATTTTCCAAGAGATACATACTCGTTACTAAATAACGGGTTAGATTCAGCAACTTTAGCGCCCTTAACTAAACAATTTTTTGTAAAATAATCAGGCTGATATTGATGCTTATCCTTATTTACTGCAAAGAGTGTTTTATACTTTTCCCTAAGAATCTTTGCAGTACTTTTTTTGTTTGAATTAGAAATAGCCGATGATATCGTTGCATTTGTTAATGATACATTAGCTTTACCTGTTTCTTCTTTTATTCCCGTTGAAACAGTTTCGAAATCTTTACCCAAAGTATCGATCCCTATTAGCTTTGCAACTTGAATAATAATTTCTTTTTCTGCATCGTCACTATGATCATTGTTTTTTATTTTTCTTAGTAGATCCTGATAATCAGCAGCTGATACCATTGTTTCTATTGAATTTGCTGTTACTATAAGTAACTCTAACTGAGGGTGTATATAGGCAATATTTTCTGTATCTTTGCTTCCGTTAACTTTATCTTTCTTTTTTGCTATTAATGAGTTAACAATACTTTTTATTGGATTAGCAATAATTCGAAGTGGTACAAACAGTCCTGCTGCAGCAGAAACTTCATTTATGTGCTGATTTCCAAGCCCTTTTATTTCTAGTGAAGCTTCAACAGAATTACCTTCAAATCTTAAATTTGATGAAAGCAGACTATAGACACCAGTGACTTTCATTGAATCTAGAAATCTACCAATCGGATTATCAGAATCTACATTTCCGTCTGGGTGACTCCATCCATAAGTTATCTTAACTCTTGATGATGACAATTGATTGATGGCAACGATAGGGGCAAAGAGCTTTAAACGACTTCTATCATGAATTGTAATTGTCATGTTGCCTTCTTTAGAAGATTGCATGCCATATTTTCCTGCTAATGTAGTGAGTGTTAGATTGCTTAATGTTGCTTGCGGTGCGAAAGGATCCAGTGCACTATTATAAGAATTTGTTTTAAAGCTGCCTAAACCCCATTTACTCTCTTCACCATTAATATCTGCGTTAACCATTGTTTGAGGTGATGTGAATAAGTTCATATAAGAAACATCTGAACTATAAGTATCTGTTTCTTCTGAGTGGTACGGATATGTTTTTCCTGCAAATCCTGTTAGATCTTGTTTTCCATTATTGTCTGCCTTGTTGCTGGCAAACTTCATATATGCTGTTGAATTTAAGAAGTTTTCTGAATGAGTACCTTCATGTCGATGTGTAAAAGTTATGTCAATATATGGTACGCATCGAGACATTTCAATTGGTGTGATTCCATTAAAAAATAACGATAAAAACTCTACGCGTCTTTTATCATAATTAAATTCGTGGTCTTTAATAACAAATGCAGACATCTTTGGATTAGTCAATGAAGGTCTTGAAAGATTTCCAGCTTCATTAACAATCTCTTTAAAACTTGAAGGAATGATAAATTCTTTCTCGAGCTCGTCTCTGGAATCTTCTGATAACTCATCTACCCATGTAGCATTGTTATTTGACGCTTGTAGAGTTTCAATTCTGGTAAAGATCTCTGCTTCATCAATGTCCTCTTCTCCTATATACCACAAATCATCTATTTTAGTCCGCATTTCTGTTTGGTACTCTCTTGTCATTTTTCGCATAGAAGCTTTTGTTGTCCCTGAAACATCAGTCATCTTTGATTTTGCATCAGATTCGCTTAACAACACATCTACTGGTATTTGTTCCCCCGGGAGGCCAATTTTTGTATCAGCAAGTATTGATATATATTCATTTAGTCGACTTAAGTCTGCTGGGTTCTTGCTGCCCACCACACCTTTTCCGGATATAATATCCGCTGTGTAATATGAACCAATTGACGTATCCAATAATGATGCAAAAAACGCTCTACGCATACCTACAATATTCTCTGTTTCTTTGATTGTCGCTTTTTTTACTTCTGTGGCTGGTATTTCCAAAGGTTTTTTAACTCCTTTTGTATTAAATGAATAAAAGTCATTTTTACTACCTATACCCATAACAAAACCGTCATACTCTTCTATGACACTTATGAGTGTTTTCATTATTTCATTATCATCTCTGTAGGTCATTATCTTAAGTACCTCATAATAGATTCGATGCTATTCGGAATTTGCAAAAGTGTTCCAGGCGGGACTTGTAACGACCAACCGATTCCACTAGCTGCTGCAATAACCCACCAATACTCTGAAGATTTAAGATACAGTTGTGCTAGTGAGTCTAATCTTTCCCCCTCTTCTACTGTATGCGTTGAAAAGTCTATCGTAGCACTTAAAATAGCGTTTCTTATTCTTACGTTAATTTTATTTGTTGATTTAAAAATCTTGCCTTGATCATTGTTCATAGTAGGTATAAATGAATACCTAGAAAAAGATGCCATTATAGTCTCCTGTTACTTTTTACCTGTAATTCTTGTGCCTTTATTTGATTGCTTTCTAAACTCAAATTCGTCTTCTTTGAAGAAACTTTCGTATACATCATCAGTTACATTTTTCATAATATCACCAACATTATAAAGCGGTGCTCTGTTGTATCCACTGTGGTCAAGTCCTGGTGGCAGATCATGAATTACATCAAAATTAAAATTAATCTTGCAACCTATAGGTGCTCTAGAGTTATGATCAATCTCCCATGGAAAATCATCTAACCAATCAAAAGTTACTGTGCCGACTGTACCTGCCAATCCTCTTCCCGCTGTCGACTCATATGCTTTAACAAACGGATTATTAAAAGCATCCATAAATTCACTTTCTTGTGATTGATAAAGACTCCTTACTAAATCAATTGAGGGTGCTAAACCGGTTGAATTTGCGAATCCTTTGACTAAATTTGAATTTAATCCAAAATCAAGGGCAGAAGAAATAAATCCACCAGCACCTGCTAGCAATAAACCAAATTCAAGTGTATTGACCAATGTATCGTTAGGCATTTGATAAATGTCAGATGGCTCGCAATGCAATTCTAAGTTAATTGATTCTTTAGGCATTGAAAAATCGATGATTTGTACTCTATAAGTTATACTGTTACTTTGTTTTTCTGAATTACTATAGAGCTCGCTATTTGTTGTGATATTTTCATTTTTTTCTATTATTTTTACTTTTATAGGCTTTTGTATCATTAATCTCTTACCAATAAGGTTTGCATCTCCACCAACGATCTTATAGCCTAGATTATAATTTGAATTAAGATACACTGGTAGATTTTTATGAGGCCCTGACAATTTTCCTGCTATTTTTTCTGCGGTTGATAAACTGCCTGGCGTATTGTTAGTCAATGAAACGTTTGGGTCTTTTATTCTATTTAGTACTAAGCCTAGCGTCAAAGGATTAACGAAACCATTCTTTAAAGCATTTGTTGCTGTCGATGTCAATCCTGACAGTGCTTTTGATTTTAAGTTTGAATTAATTTCCGGTGCGCCTTTAGCCATATTAAATGCTTGAATTGGTGATCCAAACACATAGGCAATTAAAGACACGCTATAGTCTTTAGCTTTATTAATAAAGTTTTGTTTGTCTGAGTTTAACCTTGTAACAAAAGTTGAACTAGAGCCTACTATCGGTGAAACATCGCCGTCACCTATCCCAAACATTCTTGCAAGATTAAACTTTGAGTAATTTGATTTAATGATATCACCAACTCTCATTCTTACTAAAGGTGATGCACCAAGCACTTGAGTATTAGGCTGAATAAACTTACTAGTTACATTATTTTCGAGTGATTGGCCTACCATCGTGCCTTTAGTCCACTGCGGGTATAATAACGTAACAAACTTATTGATCTTATACCACATTGTATTAAAGTCTTGCTTTGATGTTGCAACAACTGTAAATCCTACGTTAATGCTTCTTGTAGTACCTTCATATATTCTAACTGGATCTAGCCTTCCGTATCCGTTGAAAGTACTATAATTTGGATTAATAGTATCAGTAAGTGTATTTAGAAAAGCATGAAAAGAAATAATTTCATTTGTTCTTAAATCTTGAAAATAGAAAGGAACATACTCAGCATCAAGTTTATTTTCTAAAGTTTCTATCACTTCTTTTGGAATACGATTTGCTGATCCGTCCATATTTTTAGAAAAATAAGTTTGATCAACTAATTCTGATCCAATCATAGCAGTGAAAGGATTGGGGCCCGATATGATTTTACCTAATCTACCTGATGCCCTTATAGGATTTAGTGGTAATAAATAAGCTGACGGAACATCATTTTGGGACCATGCTAACTGATTAACCCTATACCCGTTGTCTTTTTTATTTTTTCCTACTCTTGTTCCCGGGCTATCAGGAAGTGCATCAACGTTTCTTATTCTCTTTCTAAAATTTTCTGAAGTTATTTCCATACCACCAAATGCTTGTAATGAAGAATCGCCAACTGTTGCTATTGCATTCATATATCTAATAATGTTATTTGAAGACATTATTTTTACAAAGCTTTCTATCATATCAGCTGATGAATCTGAAAGCAGATCCATATTGTCAAATGTTTGGTCAAATGACTTAATTACTGATCTAGAAACTGCTAGCCAAAATCCCGGAGATGAGCTATCACCTTTTAAAAGAGGTGTTGGAGAAATCTTTCCACTTGATATCAAGGTATCATCAAAAATTACTTTGAGACCTCTATCGAATGCTAGCTTATACGGATATCTTGTAGGTACTAGTACAGTTTGTTTTATATAATCTAATTGTAAATTAACTAATTTTCTTGAGCTGCCTAAAAGTGGGCTAGATAAAGATTCATTAAAGTTATCTTGTATCTCTCCATATATACCACCGTCAGGATCAGCATCAGCTGACAATAACGATATCACATTATTATAAACTTGTGATGACAATTCTTTTAAAACTTGAAGTGAAAGGGCCGCTTGAAGCTTGTGTAATTTATGACTTTTTCCTGAAAAATGCAGCCCTGTATTATAGGTTGAACCAAAAGACTTTCTCTCGTCAGCATGACCTAGAAATTCACCTCTGCCGGATCTGATGCTTTCATCAGAGCCTTTTTGCATCGGAAAACCAAAAGCATTTTTTGATTTAATCAATCCAGCATCAATGCCATTGTTTTCTAATAAACTACTTTTCATATCTCTTGTGGCAAATAAATTTTCTAATTCTTCAGGGTTTTCCGAATTGCCAGGATTATCAGCAGCATCAAAACCGCTAGCTTTCATTAAAAGACTAGCACCCAAATCTTTAAGCTGTGCAATTCTTACTAAAGTCTCATCATCAAAATGATGACCAAATTTATTATTTACTTTTAATTTTTCTTTATCTTCATGTGCATTTGAATTTTCATTTTTATCTATAAATATTTCTTTATTCGGAATGTTCGCAAATCGAGACTTTTTTAATACTTCACTCTGTACTGTTTGAACGACGATATGGTCTTCGCCTACTTGATTGGTCACTTCACCATAATTATTTGTCCCAGTACCTTCTATTGAACTTAATAATTCATGACCTTTGCTAGGATCGCCGTCGACACCTATTTTGTCCACTAGATCTCTGATGTTAATAAATTGTCCGTTTGAGTATGCGTTAAAATTTGATGATAAATCTTCGCCCGTCGTTATAAATACTTTTTCAGCACCATGATCGCTTGAAATTGCTAAGTACTCTCCTCTTGATGTTGGTATTGAAGGCGTATTCCCTGGTGATATAGGATACACATGATCTGCTTCTTTGGATAAGAAACTCAAGTAATCACCCAGCATCCCTTCAGGATCAGGACTGTTTGTATCTAGATCTAGCAGCGTTTTGCCCGTGTTTGGATCAAACTTTATATCTTGACCATCTTCTATCTTGTTACCCGGAGAATTACCATGGGAGAAAGATATGGAATCTCCAGGTATAGAGTTTTTTGCAAAAAATCCTTTTAAAGTTTCTCTAGACATCTTCGTTCTCTTTGATATACTGTTTAATAGACTCACTTAAATTCACTATATCAATTTTTTTAATTTTTTCTTGTAAATTGTAGATTAGTGTATCTATATATAAATTAATCTCTTTATCTTCTTCTTCGCTTAAATCATTAGAAATATACTCTTTTGTTTTTTGTAATGATTCTTTTATTTGATCGATATTTAATTTCATTTCAACCTGCCTTATTGGGCTCCGCGCCTTGTTGTTGTAACAATTCTTCTTCCACTGTAATTCCCAGCTAGCATTATCCTTCCTATTTCTTGATCATTAAGATTTAAAACAATTTCATTATTGTTACTAGTATTGTTCATAGTGTCTTTTAAAACTGCAACTAACTCATCTATCTTACTAGTCAATACTGGAAATCCAGTGTTGTTTGAACTTTCATATGCTGGCGGACCTCCAGGTCCGCCAGCGGGGATCCCATCGACAGACATTATGTCTGTCTGTGCCTCGACAACAACTGGTGTAGCTTCAGGTTTTTTTATTGGCCTAGAAGGAGTTGGCCGCGGTGGTGCTGGTGGTGGTGCTGGTTGGCTTACTGGTTCTGCAGCACCAGAGGCATAGTCTTGGAGGAATTTTCCTAGCTCGCTAAGACCAATTGTTGAGCCTGGCGGGAGTCTAACGTTTAGATAGTTGGTTGCGTCGCTGTATTTTTTTAGAGTATCTTCGAATGTTCCACCAACAGATACTGAATCAGTTAACTCGATGTTATTTCGAAGCGTTTCATTAAGTTTAGCACTATTTTCAGCAGCAAGAATCAAAGCCTGTTGATTTTCGAGTATAGATCTCATTCTTACAGTATCAGTTGCTTTTTCTGTAGTTTCGTCAGACTTGGCTGCCAGTGCTTGTTGTGTCATGACATCGCTAAAACCATCCCTCATGTCAGCATTAGTTCTTGCATTAACATCAATTAAATCTTGTGGATTTATGCTATGAGAAAAGAAATTAGCTGTTTCTTCTGCTGATTTGCCGAGTGCATCATACATTCGATTTTGTTCAGATTGCGACACTGATAGCAATTCTTCAATACCATAGCCGGCTTGATCAAATTGTGCTTTCAAGTACGCGGGTAATTCTTCTGGTGTTTCTGATGCTATGAAAGATATATCCCGAGCATCAATTTGAACTCTTCCACTAGTAATCTGCGCTATCTCTGCTGCTGTGGCGGCGGCTGAAGAGAAATCTTGAAATCTATCTTGTGTACTTGTGAAGCTATCATATGATTGACCTAACTGCATTAGTGTTGCAGCCATTCTTGTAGATTCTTCTGCAGTGACGTCACCCATTCTTCTTGTATCGTTCATTATCCTAACTGCATTAGCACTTATTGCTTTTAAGGGCAGATCTGTGTTTTCATGTAACCCTACTGAAAACTTCATGATATCGTCAAGCATTGTTGTACTAGCTTTGCCTGTTCTGTTAATTTGTCGCTCAATATTCTCAGCTACTTGTCTTGAACTAATACCCATAGATTCGGCGTAGAAAGGAACTTTATTTATCGCTTCATCAGACATGCCTTTAATGTATTTACTATGCTGTCTAGCTAATCTACCTAGTACATCTTCTTGAGCATCAAACAAGGCAGCATCAGATTTAAAGTATTTATTAAAAATGTTTCCTGTCTGACCTAGATTTTTAGATAATAACACGCCTGCATTATCTGCATTACTATAAGCCCGCTGGATACTTTCTAGTCTTTTAACTACTGTGGCTGAATGCCCTTTTGAAACTATTCCTTTTTCAGGGTCTATACTTAAACCGCCATAAGCTTTTTGGATTTCATTGTATTGTCTTAGAAATGGCTCGATATCATGATGTGCTTTTCTGACTGATTCATTGTATATCTCTATAGCCTTTGCTGGTCCTTTTAGTGCTTGAGCTGTCGCCATTGCCGATGTTACGGTACCTGGTGGAGTACCCGGTGTTGGAGCTGGTGATGCTGCTGGACTTATACTGCTTACAAATGATGGGGGTGAAGATGTTGTGGGCGGATTTAAATTTATCTTGTTTTTTTCATGCTCAGCCAAAGCATCGGTCATTGCTGTCCTAAGCATTGCTTCAGCAGTAAGCTTATTTTCCCACCATCGGGGGTCAGTTGTATTTTCTGGGGGCGCCATATAAGTCTCCTAATAATACTAATTATATATCATCAAGAATTATTTGATAACATATCTTCATATTCTCTAAGTTTACTCATGTTTTCGTGATTAGCGTCTTTATTTTCATTACCTGACATTGCTTCATTCTTTTGCTTAAAATCTTTCACTAGTCTGCTAATAAACCATTTACGATAAGCAACTGGTAGATCTTTCACCTCTGAAAATGACATATTGAGGTGGCGTTGGAGCACGAAGGCTTCTTCTAAGAAGTCAACCCTCCAACTATGTACTGGGCCAAAAAAATTCAGAGGTTATGGGAAGGATGACTTCATTTTCATGATCACAGTCTTTACATGTAAAATTATGTGTCATGTCAATACCTGGTTCATTTTTGTTTATAAACTTTCTGATTGACTTTGAATCAAAAGCTGGCATATTCATTACAAAATGCTTGATTTTATTTTTATCACGAATGTTATCAATTGACAAAATTGAATATTCTAAAAATGAAGTAATATTATTTGTAACTTTTGTTTTTAAGTGTTTTGAAGCGAACTTTGCTGCAGCTTCTCTATCTTTATCATCTTTGTCTGTTAAAAACTTAAAAGTTATTTTTTTCTTTGTAACGGGTAACGTAAATTCAAATTCGTTTTTTCCAAGTTCAATAGGCTTAATTTCTAAGCGATTAATGCCTAACTCATCTAATCTAGCTACATTTTTATTTTTATTTGAACAATTTGTGCATTCGCTAGTATAGGGATACTCAGGTCCATATCCTGTTATTCTAATAGATATCATCAATGCATTTCGATCCCCTGATATCATCTCTGCTGGATTAAAGTTTGTGTTAGCAACACAAGATTTAATTAAACTTGTTACGACTGTTCCTTGCTTTAAAAGAGCCTGTGATGCTAAGATATCCTCTTCTTTTGCAGTCATCGCTTTGATCTGTACCTCTTCTAAACAATAAAGATCTGAATTCGGATCATAGATGACACCTTTAGAAGGGATCGGAACTAGTTCATATGGAACTTCCCATCCAAAATCTTCTTTCATTACATTGCTTTTCATAACGTGTTGCGCCACGTCTTTCCCAAATAGTTCTGACATATTTTCCTCTTATAAAAATAAAAAATCCCTACAAGTAATTGTAAGGATTTTCAGTTAATAGTAAAGGAAACAGTTTCTTTAATCTAGAACTGTAACACGCAATTATCAAATGTCAACGTTAGGTCTATCATCACGAGTTCATCAGCACCATAGTCTAAAGTGCCAAAGTTTGCTTGAGTGATGAATGCGCCCTTGATATCCCATAGTTCAACAACTGTTCCGATTGGATCTAACAGTTTAAGCTGAATATCTCTTTTATAAAAATCTGCATAACCAGCTCTTCCTGAAACTGACTCATAATGAGTTCTGATCCACTCCATTACTTGCTGAGCGCCAGAAGGTGCAATCGGATCATGTAGCTGAACAGTTATATCGCCCATATCAAGCTTTGATGATATTTTACGATAACTATTAATAAAATCGATCTTTTTGCTTTCTAACTTAAAATCGGGTCTTTTTGTAGTTTTAGCTAAAAACGAATCGATGCCTTCTATTGCAAGAACCCATCTATAATTTCTTTTTGGTTCAAACTTGTTTGGTAGCATGTCCGTTACTGATAATGTTTCTGCCATTTTAAATCTCCTTAGCTATTCTTTATATATTATTCAACTTAACTTTTTGTTTAAAGAAGTTCAGATCCGGCATTTGTAACCACAAAGTCCAATGCAACGAATTCTACTGTTCTTGTAGGCTGCAAGAAGATCTTGCCCCTAATTGTATTATTTTCAACATCAGCCTGCGTTGTTGTTGTTGTATCAATAATAACTTTATACCTATCAACACCACTTTGCGACTGAATTCTCTGAAGAATTGGATTAACTAGCGATGAAAACTTTTCTAAAGTCTCTACTCTATTTGGTTCGAACAAAAGAGTATTTGCAATATTTCTAACTTTTCTTCTAACATCAATAAGTAGCCTTCTAACGTTAACTCTATCCAATGCAGATGCGCCCTGGAGTAATGTTTTCTGACCCCATACAGTAATACCGGTTCCTGGAAATGCAGTGATCGGATTTATATCTGCGTCATACAAATCATCCAAGTTATCTCTATTTAAAGTAACAGAAGACATTTCAATAGAAGATAGTGCGCCTCTAGTAAATCCAGCAGGGGCTGTCCACGGGTGGCCAACTACATCGTTCAATCCATAAGCTCCCAATACTGCTACTGATGGTGGAACTTGAACAAATCCGCCTGTTGTAGGATCAACAGTTGTTAGATCAGGAAAGTATGCTGCAGCAAATGATGAATCTAATGCACGATTCTTAAAATCGTTAACAGTGTTTAATACATGCGGCTTTTGTACTGAAGATGTAATAACAGTATTAACTGTATCTCTTACTTCAATGTCCATGATATATAACGAATCAAATCTAGACTCTACAGCTGATATTGCATAATCTGTCACCGAAGTATGTCTAATACCAGGTATTGCTAGCAGCTTAATTTCAGCGTCAGATTTAGAACCCATAACATCGACAGCTTTTCTATAAGCTGCAACTGTTGGTCCAGCAGTTTCACCCTGTGCAGTATCAATCATTTCTCTTCGAACTGCATTATTTGA